GTACGAGACTCAGGAGTATCTATCCCTGCTAACCGAACTCTTTCTTTTTTAGTTAGATCAAAGCCAAGGTCTATTAGAATATCAATTGTATCGCCATCAACTACTTTTACAATTTCCTTAATGGCATATTCATACATTTTACATCCGATACAGTATTGCTAACAGCAGAAGAATAATTGAAGTAGCAGACCCAACTGCCCAAGCTTCAATCCGCTTAACACGATTATACAAGTCTTTAAATTGAATACTGATTTCAGTCTCCAAAGCAACGACCCTTTTGTCGATTTCTGCAACCTCAGTCATGTTAGCTCCTACGCTTCTTGTGCTGCTTTGTAAGCTGCCTTAACTGCATCCGTCCATGATGCATTAGCTATGGCTTGTACGCTTGCATCCTCACCTGATATATCTGTAGCTGTGTGTGTCCAATTACCATCCGCATCTTCTGATGAGTTAAATGGTACAAGAGCATGACGATGAAAAGCGCGTGTAAGTTCGTTCTTAGAACCATCCGCTTGTTCTTCCCACACAACTGTTGCTTGTCGTACCTGTACTGCCCAAGTACTTACGACTTCTATCTTGTCGTATTCTATTGTTTTTGTTATGTCACCGTTTGCCATTTTTATCTCCTTTTTAGGCCGTCGCATATGTAAAATTAAAATATGTATCTGCACTACCTTTGTAGACATCAAAGTCATTGTGGCTCATAGTAATTGACCCACCTGCAGGAATTCTAGTAAACTTAATTGTTGTTGCATTTTTAGTAGGGATTGCAAAAAGACCACTAACAGAAGTAGCTAGATTAGTGTAATAACCAACTCCATTACCGTTAACATTAAACGTAGCAATATTGAGCGTTGTAAAAGGTAATCCAGAAACATCTCTTGCTGAACCTGTGCCTATAGCATTTATAGCTATATTAGCCCAAACAGTTACTTTGTTTCCAATCTTAGTATATGTACCAGACCTTGCATTATAACTTGTGTTTCCACCAAGAGAGGGTGTCCATGTACCTTCTTCATAATCGTCTAAGGTATTTGCTGCTGTATTACTCGTAGCTCCAAGCACAATGCCCTTGCCTGCTGTGGAAAAGAATATGTCACCTGTTTCAACATCAATGTCACCACCAGAAGTGATTGTTGCTCTTGCAGCAGCTGCTGTATAAAATATAAATTTATCGTCATTGTGGTCGTATTCAATCATACCTCTATCATTAGTAGTGTCAGAAAATCCTATTCGTCCACCACCATCTGTTCCACTCGCAATTGTCATTCCATTATTGCCACTGGTTGTACCGACTACAAGGTTGTCAGTAAGAGAGCCAAAGTCACCAGGGTTATTATTTCCAATGCCGACAGCATCTTCCCCACCATCTACAAATAACATATTGGCATTGCCGTTGGACTCCACACGAAAGTCTACATCAGCAGAAGCTTCGTTAAAGACTGCTCCACCATCTTGAGTTAAAGCACCATCTATGTCTACTACGTCTAAATTAGTTGTGCCGTCTACGTCTAGGTCTGTACCAACAAACAACTTCTTAGCTACACCAACACCGCCATCAACAATCAAAGCACCTGAAGTTGAGCTAGTTGAATCAGTAGTAAGATTTAAGTTAACAGCACCACTTGTATTAAGAGTTGTTACAGTTGCAGCAGCAGCAGTTCCCGATCCAAGAATACCATCTAACGTACCAGTAAACCCAGTAGCTGTTATTTGATCGGTTGCAGTGATCGCATCAACAAACAAGTTAGCCCAACGAGCACCAGTTGTACCAAGATCGTCAGTGCTGTCTGTGTCAGAAACAATATTTGAACCACTTGTAATTCCACCAGTTGCTACTTGTGTAGCTGTGGTAGTTAAAACGCCTGTAACAAGGGCAGTCTCATCAATTACAACAGCACCAGTTACGTCTAAGTCATCACCAACAAATAAGTCAGCAGCAACACCTAATCCACCGCCAATTTTTACAGCACCAGTAGTAGAACTGCTTGAAGCTGTTGTTGAAGTCAAAGTTAAATCACCTGCTGACGAAAGCGTCATCTTAGTAGCAGCAGCTTCTGAAGCTCCTGTCATAAACTCTAAACTGGTGGCATTGCTTGACGCACTAAAGTCACCTTCTGACTTCGCCTGAATAGCTGCAGCCACTAAAATAGCGTCTGTGCCTTCACCCTCATTTGGAGCTTGAAAGTTTATTTTACCTAATATGTCATTTGCAGCAATGTCAGCTTCCGCTGTCTGTAAAAACAACTGTGCCGTACTATCGTCACCTGTTCCTGCATTTTTAATAAAAAGTGTTGTGCCGACTTCTAGCCCAACCAAAGCGTCTTTCAATGCAGCACCAGAGCCTGCACCGTCAGCGTAAATCATCTTAGTCACACCCGCAACGAGAATAACATTTGCACCACTGCCTTGTGTTAACGTAATAACTTGGCTTGTTGCGTTTTCTATAATCCAGAGCTTTTTAACTGTAGGTGGTCCGACTGTTATTGTGCAAGCTTGATTTCCACCTGTTAGCTTAACGTAAAGACTAATCGCCTCGTTATCTGTCTCTGTTCCATTTGGAATTGTCAAAGTATCAGTTGATGCACTCGCTACTGTCTTAGATTGGAATCCTAAAGCATCAGCAATTAAGGTTAAGTTGGTGTTTGTCGTGGTCCCCCACGTCCCACTTCCATCTCCAGTAGCAAGTTCATCCAAGCGTAAATTATTGTCATAACTGCTTGCCATATTAATCTATCCTTATAATTGCGTTACTGGCACTATTGGCAGGAAAAATAATCTTAAAGGTTCCCCCTACGACTGCAAAATCACCACCAAAATCCAAGACTGCAATTGCACCTCTAGAGTTTGATGAAGCATCACCTAGCGTTTTATTGTAAATCAAAGCCCCTCGTGCTGTAAATGTTGCTGATGTGAACTCTGGGTCAGCAGAATCAAATACCCCACTGGTACTATTTTCTTCCACTGTTTTACTCGCCAGTGCAATACCACCAGTCGTGTAACCGTTACCGTTTGCGACTTCATTAGATGTTATGTAGCCGTCTGTTGTTGCATTCAGCGTTGCTGAACTTGTATACAATGCAATATGAAGCGTGTCAGTGTCTAAGTGATGATCACCTAACAACACGTCCTTCTTAAATAATGTACACATCGCCTGTGTTAAAGCCATTTAAATACCTCCTTCGTATTCTGCTGCATAGTTTCTTTGCATTTCTTGAACAAATAATTGTGAAGCTTCATCAAATTGCGTTTTATATAGTGATAGCGTATCTGCTGCCTTTAGGAAAGCAGAAGTTTCATAAAGTGCTGCTGCCAGTAAAACTGCAGGAGCATTGGTGTCGATCCAAGTAGTTGCATTGCTTGAGCTTAATCCAGTTTCTGGAGCAATAAAGTCAACTTGGTAAGCAAGAGTCGCAGATGGCGTAGGAGCAAGAGTTATTACTGTTCCTGCAGTTGTTGCGTTTTTCGTGCTATACATTATCGACTGGCCAGTCGTTGCTGACTTAGGCCAATAATCTCTTAAATAAGAATCTACTCTGTGATTTAAATAAATAACATTGCCGTTTGAATCAGTTACAGAGACTTGTCTTATCATTCTGGCTAATGCGACAGTGTAATCAAAAGTTCCAACAACTAAGTTGGCTGTTGTTACTTTTCTAAAACAAGGGAGATTAGGCAACCTTTGAAATACCATTTCTTCAGCTTGAGTAATAATTTCATCAATAGAAGCTGTTAATTCTGTTGAATCATCTTCTAGAAAATTCTGTATATTCGCTTTTAATGTTGTGTAGCTCATTTAATTACCCCAAGTTCCTGAACCCCAAGTTCCAAATCCCCAAACAGGGATATCAACAACTTCATTACCAACAGCACCAGTACCTGCAACCCCTGTTTCATTAAGTGAAATCTCAGTAGCTTCAATTCCAACAGATCCTGCACCTGCTGTTCCTGCATTTCCAGTGACCTCCAAGAACCCAAGTTCTGTACCAACACCACCAGTAGCTCCTACAGCACTCGCAACAACTTCACTAAGCTCAATAATCGAACTAGAGCCAACAGCACCAGTACCAGATGTACCTGAAACTTCTGGATATCTTTCTAAATCATCTACATCAATCGTGCCTTGAGATCCATGACCAGGACAACCAATAGGTGGTCTTTCTTGAATTGGTAAAAAAGGATCAAATGTGTGGGCAAGGTAAATAACAACATCTTCACGATCTTGACCACCAGATCTTGGCTTAAACAATTGCTCTGCATCTGTAATATTTCTAGCAGGAGTGAGCTGAGGATGTTTTGGTTCCCACTCGTCAGCAGCGACACGCAAGCCATCCCAAGTGGTCTTTAACTGAGTGTAACGTACTCTTTGACCGCCTCTGTCGCTTATTGCGTATGATTTTTTGCCTTTTGCGTATTTTGCCATTATGCCAAATTCAATGCTGTTGGTTGTATTCGTAAACTTACACCATCACTATCTGTAGATGCTGCAAAGTTAAAAGCCCTTTCGTAAAGTTCATTTAATAATTGAAATCGATCAGGAGCGTATTTTAAAGATAACTTTGCAGCGAGCCCTGCTGATATGCAATCAGACCACCGATAAGGAACGTCTGTGTCCTGATTAGAAGCTGTAATATCATCAAGTTGATTTACTGCCCAGTAAACCATACTGTATGTGCTTGTGTTTGGAACATTCCAAAAATAAATAACAGGAGTGTACTGCTTATCTAGCATAAACTGGCTAGGTTTTCCTGCCGTAGTTTTGTTTGGTATCTGATTGTATTCAGCAATTGTCACTCTATTAATAGTCTGGTCTGTTGAGTTCTCTCTAATTACAGCATCAATAATGTCTATTGTTCCTGCTGGAAGTTCATAAGCTGTTGTACCATTTACAAGAGTAAGAGTTCTCTGGGTAACAGCCCAGTAATTTATTCCTCTATTGGCAAATTCAGAGAATAGTAAATTTAAACTCCTTCTTGCAGAGACAGCTTGACCTCCAGTGCGAGTTTGAGCATCTATACCGCAACGCTCAAAAGCCTCTTCTGTTATCTCTTCTACATCTGGTCTAAATGCTACTGTTCCTGATAGTGCCATTTGAATTCCTAAGCAAAAAAGACATTCATTAATACAACCGTGGCGACTGTATATTTAACAGACAAACCAGACTTAAACAGCATACCTTCGTCTGGAATAGTGTTATCTATAGTTGTGTTATCTGTTCCAATCGTTTGAGCCTTAAATATAATACTGCCACTGTCTGGCGTGCCATTAAAGAAGTCGACTAGACCTGCTGTCCCAGCAGAGACAATTGAGTATCCCTTTAGTCGTGTGCGTCCACCACCAGCAACTTCGCTGGCACATAGTGATCCAGAGCCAACTGTGATGTTTGCCGCATACTGAGCAGAGCATTCCACTGCGCTAACAGTTAA